TAACACCGGGGTTACCACTATCTGGAGATGCTAATGGTGCACTTAATGTTCCTATAGCTTCAACGTCTGTTTGAACTGAACCTGCGATATAAAACCCTGCAGGATGCACAAACTTTTTATATAGTTCTATCCAAGTGGTTTGCGCTAATGGACTTTTAATTAATATGGAATAAATCTGGTATAGCGCATTATTTCTAATAAATTTATTAGATTCTGCCCCAATTCTGCTCAGTGGTCCAGCAGAATCATGACCTACAGTAAATATATTATTCTTCGGATATTCTACTTCTACATTTTGCTGATAGAAAGCTCTAAAAAATTCTTCGATAGAAAACCTACTGCCTTTAGTTCTATGCAATTCATGTATTCTTTGTGCATAAAAATTAGGATCAGTAAAGTTGTCTCCAGTATTACCTGCAGCTATTTCAGATATCAATGTACTCAAAAGCTTTGAAGGTACTTCTTGAGTATCACGTGTTTGATATATTTGTCTTAGTTGATTATCAAAGGAACTAACATCATCTGAATCTAAGTAGTCATAATACTTTTCTAAAAAAGTAACGAGCTTTGGAAAATCTTGTGTAAAAAATTCAGGTAAAGCATCACGTACTTTTCGATGTAAAAAGTTACGTGGTCTACGATTTTGATGATATTTAATTTCAGCCATTAATAACTCGAACTTGTTGTTGCTGAGGTTGAACCTCCACCTAGAGAAACTTGAGTTTCTTGATAGTCAAGTACTGCAGATGCCTTTGAAGCTGTAATATCAATATCTAAAACCGTAGCTCTTAATGGACGTATTGTACTTTGATTTGCAGGTGTAGCTGAAAATTTAATTGCATCTCCTGAAAAACTTGTAGGATTAAATCCAACCAAATCAACTCTTCCAGCTGCAGTGTTGTAAGAACCTATATTATCAACTTCTACTCCTCCACCAGTATTTACTATCTGTAAAACACTAGAGTTTAATCTATTTTCAATTGTGCATTCTTTTGAATTAAAAGTAAATCTTGAAGATGTTACAATTTTAAATGTATCATCTGACACAGCCAATGCTACAGGAAAAGTTATATTATAATTTTTAGCTAGGCCTAAAGATGGTATCAACCTTTGTTGAACCTTTATTGCCATTCTTGTGTTTAATATAGCTTCGTCTATTTCATCAATGATAGTTAGTAAGTTCGATCTTCTAAACACACTTCCAAATTTTTTCAAGTTATTTGCAAAGAATGTATTGATGCTTGTTTGTATTAAGTTTTGTGTAGCTCCTGATGTACTACTCGTTAAGTCTGGATCAAAGTTAAATGTTGTAGATAATTCCAAAAATGTAGTTTGTGGATCTATAAATACCGTATCGATACTAGCAACAGCAAAGTTATTTGTTAATTCACTTATGATTCGTGATTTGACGTCTAACTGAGTTGCATCATCTACATCTGATTTAAATTTTGCTGACACGTACACTCTGCCGTAAACAGGAGGATCGTTATCTGCTCCACCCCAAGATGTAACATCATCGATGTATGATCCGTAGTTGGTTAAAATTTGTGCAGTATAATCTTCAGCCGTTACCATTCGTCTTTGAGATGTAAAATATAAAGGAGCATTTTGTCTGATTGATTCTATGCCTTCTCTAAATGATCCACCAGCGGCAGCCGATGTAGTAGTACTTACAATATTAACACCACTTACTTGTGCTGTTGTTGAAAAGATACTTGCGCCGTTAGCATCAGGTCCTTTTGTAGATAAGTAATCTATTACAATTTTATTACCTGCTTCTGGAGCTTTACCTGTGCTTATACCATCTCCGAATATTACTTCATAATACCCGTTAGGTACTTCTTTAATTTGATAGTGTGTAGAAGCAGCAGTTATTCTAGTTGCTTCTTTAATGTTAGTGTAAGTATCAAAAGTAGAACCACCCGCATCATCAAATACTCTAACACGTATTGTAGTCGTATCCATACTTAAATCAGGTATGACATATATTTGTGAATCAGTTGTGTCACCTACAAAGAATGTTTTTGTTTTTTCTATTCCTTCATAAATTGGAATATCCGATAAGCCTTGAGATGTTTTGAATGTATATGTACCTGATGAATTAGGCACTGCAGTGTATGCTTCTCTTGTTTGAAAAGTATAACTAATGCTGTCTATTGAAGTGGTGAATTGCGTATTTCTTGGTAAAGTAATAAGACTCGGTCTATTAGCATCTGCTATAGTGATGGTGATTGCAAGCTTAGCTAATGATGAAGCATAAGATCTTGGAACATAACCTAAAGCTTCTGCATGAGATATAATAGAACTTCTCAATTGTGCAGTATTTAAAAAACTTTCATTAAGTGCAAAGTTGGTTGTCAATCCATTAAAGTGTGTATTGTAAGCCAATACATCTAGTATGTTACTTAAACCGGAAGCTTCAAAATCATAATCAGCAAATTCACTTTGTCTTTTAAAGTAATCTTTAAGTCTTGTTTTGATGGTATCAAAATCGAGATCTGTTGATGTTATTGTTGTTGCCATTTATCTTAACCTTGTTAAATTTAATTCTACTGAATCTTGTTGTAAAGTAGCTACTATTAAAAAATTTACTTTAACTCTTACTTCGTGCCTATCTGGGCTTACTACACTCGTAATATTTATTACTCGAGCTCTCGGTTCAAACGCTTCAATGGCGCTTGCAATATCACCTTCTAAATTTACATCATCTATTTCAGTGCTTAATCTAAACAACATAGCAGAAAGGTTGCCACCAAACCTATGCATAAAAGGTCTTTCAGTGAAATTAGTTAATAGTAAATTTCTTACTGCTTGTTTTACAGCAGCTCCACTTGTTTTTTTAAAAACATCTGCAGGTAAATTAGTACCTGAATCATCTGTTCCTATAAATTTTGCAGCAAATGATAGATCAATATCTTGATCAACACGTGTTCGCGAAACAGCTATACTGGTTTTATTAAGATTTCCATCTTCATTCGAAAAAACTCTTGTAGGCATTCTGTTTCCTTAAGTATTTGTTCTATTTATACATAAAAACATCAATAATTTCCTAAGCCTGCAGATGATGAGCCAGAACTGGTTACACTACTTGAAGAAGCACTTACTTCATTTGAAGGATATAATGTGTAAATGTTTGCATTGTAATCTGATTTAGCATGATTTTGATTTGACAACGGCATATAGAATTCTATCTCTGGATATTCTGTAAATGTGTGTTTATGAACAGAGCCACTTGCTTTAGTGCTATCTAGGTAGATTGGATAAAAATAACCTTTTTGGCCTGATGTATTACCAAAATTACTTGTACCATAAACTGCATAAGCTTTAGATTCATCTAATGGTTGTGGTGCACTAGTCTTCGGTTCTTCTTGACCGACTTCTAAAAATTCACCTGTGGCTTGAACGGCATTATTAAATCGCGTTTCTATTACTTTGTCATATGTTACACTCCACGGCGCTATTATTTCAGGCATTATAAGTACAATATCTACATGAAATTTACTGTTAGGATTATAACTATCGTAGTTAAGTATTATTTTATCATAGTTAATATTGTTTTTAAGATAAACAGCTAAATCGAATGTTTTATCAAATGCTATTTGACCATCTTCTCCTATGAGTTCATATACTACTGCTCTTCCATTAGTCTTTAAATAATTTATACCATCTGTTACATCTAAATTTTCTGTAGGTCCTTCTCTGTAATATCCTTCAGACACAACTAATCTAAACTTTTCAAACCCTTTTGCACCTCGTAATCCTGGCGATGAGTTGATAGTTTGCATCACTTGAGCGTGTAAATAATATTGTTTAGCTAACAATAACTTATCTCCCGTAGCTAAATGATTTATACTAGTAGGATCGCCATAACTACCTAAGAATTTAGATAGTGTAATGCTTTGTGCTAATCGAGTACGACGTGTTATTTCAGGTTGAAACGTAGGATCGTACTGAGCGTCTGGTATTATGTCTAACGTAAGTGCCATTATGTTTGATATACTTTCGATTTAGGATTAGAAGGTCCCATAGGTTCACTTCCTCTTTGTGATTTATCTTTAATACTAACTGACTTTCCAAATTGCGGAGGTATAGTGTTTGCAAAGTTTTTAGAAACTAAACCTTCTGATATAGCCTCACCAACAAACGTTTCATTTGCAATTGTATTTGGATCACGTAATTTAGATCTAACTGATTTTGTATTTAATTCTGTTTCTGAAATTCCGCCATAGTTTCTACTTTTGTTGATAGTATATTTTAAATCTTCAAATGTATCTACTTCAACTTGTCGTATTCCTACAATTGGTGATGTAGTTAATGCATCGTTAATGACAGTAGCATTAAGTGTTTTATCATTTCCAGTTGTGTCTGTTACAGTGTTTGTTGGAGCTGATGCTGATCCACTTGCACCAATAGATCCAGCTGTTCCAGCTTTTTGTGATTCTACTGCTTTATCAGCTGTGCCTTTAACGTCACCTGTAAATGTTGGTCCGGTCACACCTGCTGTAAAAGTAGCCGAAGTTGCAAATATATTTTTAGCACGTTTAGTTACGTTGGCTCCACCCATAAGTCCAGTTTCTCCAATGACGGTTATGTCAGTTGCAGTTATAGAAGTGTTAGGTGATGATGAAATAATTTTAGATTCACTCGTCATTACTAAGTCACCAGCTGCATCCATTTCAATTATGCCTTTAACTATATTATCATAGTTACCTTTTATTATTTGTGTTTTATTACTTAAAACTGTTTGTGTATCTGCGCCTACGATTGTTTCAGCTTTATTTTGTCCTATTTCTGTAGTTTTATTTTTAGCAATTGTTTGTATTGAATTACTTTTTATGACTTCTTCCTTATCACCTACAACGTTTACATTAAAATCACCACCGACTTCTAAGTCAAAATCGCCTGCAACTTTCATCTTTAAGTTGCCATTGTATACTACTTCGCCATCACCTTCAACAATAACTTTTTCATTAGCTGCCACGATTCTTATTGCATTATTAGTAGAACTATAAATCACTGTTCCATCTGCACGCATCTCTACGCCTGAACCAGTTCTGTGTCGAATCATAACTCTTTCACGGCCATTAGTGTCATCATATTCTATTATGTGACCTGATGACGTTTCTTTGACTTGGTTCTCAGGATATTGCGCAGAAGGCTCATCATTTAATTCTAAATCGACACCGGGTACACTTCCACCAATATATACATTAGCGACTCGTGTACCACGTGCGATGTTGTTTACTCCAGAAACACCTACGTATTCTTTTCTAGGAAATCTTTTATCCGGATCAGATCGTCCATCATCTGGATTGTTTAAACCACTAAATTCATTTGGATCTACATTATCGATATCAGCCATTATCTACCTCTATTTTGTTTTAAGGTTGAGCCGAGTGTTTTAACACTATTTGCATCTGTGCTTACCTTATTAACTATGTTGTTAATCAACTGATTGTTTTCTTTCATTTTAGCTTGAGCTGCTTTATAATCTCTATCAAAGTTCGCTTTAAGATCACCGTCTGGTAAATTTTCTGCACCAAATTTATTACTTATAGCAGTTCTACTATCACCATTTAAAGATGCTATAGCTGCACCTGCTTTCTTAAACGCTCCGTTTACATCATTATTTAATCTTTTACTTTCAGCTAATTCAGTTATGGCTTCATTACTTGAAGAATATGATATAGGTTTTGTTATAGTAGATGAAGTGCTGGCAATAACTGCGGGTTTTGTAACTGCAGTTTGCAACTTAGGTGGAAATTCATCAAGGTTAGTAAGGTCATCATAACGATATACAAATCTGTATTTAGATCTTATATTTTGTCTTACATCAAAAGTATTTTGTACACGGTCACTTGCTTCACTAGTAGAATACACACCGCAATCTGGAAATACAGTGAACCATGCTTTTAAAAATCTATCATATGTTTCAAATTGTTTAGCGTTAGGAGGTGTTCCACCAGAAAGTATAGTTAATTGAACACCAGTTTTATAAAATCTTGGATACGCCGAAGGTGTACGAGTTTTATCTATTGGCCTTCCTCTTTGTAAACTTCCATCTGTTAGAATTATATAGTGAGAGTTTATTCCGTATTCATTAGGCCTTATTGATATTCTTTCTATTGCTGTTTCAGCTGCTGTTTTACCATCAGATGCAGTATTAGTATCATAAATTTCTCTAGTTAACACACGCAGTTGAGCCTTTTTAACTCTTTCTTGCATATCTTTAGCATTAGCTTTTTCAGGTGGTCCAGTATATTTTGCGGGTTCATGAATAAACAATCCTCCTATAAAATCATCACCTGTATTTTTTGGCCCTCTTCGACTTTCTTGAAACTCTGTGACTAACTCTTCAACTGAATTTACAAATGTATATTCGTAGCTTTCAGGAGTTGCGTATCCAGCATAAGCATTTTGATCTTGTAATACATATGAAATAGTAGGAGTACCTACACTCACCAAGCTACCTTTGTTTACATAATTAGAAATATTAGTTTGTGATCCACCCGCTTCAATTAAATCGGATGTTATTCCATTAAAAGAAGGAATTCCATTTTTAATATCACTAAATATAGAACCTACTTTATTTAGTAGATTGCCAATAACTTGTGGAAATAAGTTTTGTTTACTTCTACCTAATCCTGAAAATGCGCTGAGAGGATTAAAATTTAAAAATGCAGAATTTTGTAAAGATTTTAATTTATCTTTGTATATTTTAGATGATGCCTGTACAGCAACGGTAGAAGGATTGTTTTCAGGTTTTAAAGATTCAATAGTTCTTGATGGACTAATAGAAACATTTGACGCGTATGTTCTTATTTTTTGTGGAGGAAGACCTGCAAAGTTTTTCTGCAGCTGTTTAAATAGAGCTGCAGGAGATCCGCTTGTAACAATTTTCTTCAATGACGATGTTCCGGTTGGAGCAAATCCAAAAGCTTTTGTTAATTCACTTTGACTTGATGTAGTCGGTAATAAACTACCATCGCCTGCAGAAGCAGTAAATATTACAGGCATGGTTCTTTTAGTTATAGTTTCACCTTCTTTAGCAAATGGTGTTAAAGATTTAAATCCACCAGTTTCATTATAGTTTCCTATAGTCGCGCCATCGTTACTAATTTTATCAGTCTGTGTATTTTCTAATTTAGTAGAGAAATACGGCTGATTATTTTTAGCCGCTCGATTGACATCTTCCTTTGAAATTAATTTGCCAAACTGGTCTCTTTGTGCAAGTCCAGTATCAGTGAATGAAACTTCAACTTTATCGTATGCTTGTATTAGGTTTATTATACCTGCAACTTCATTATACTTATATAACCCATCAAGATCTTGATACTGAGGACTTTTTAAACCTAAAACTTTAATTTGTTCTGGAGTATAATCAAGTCTACTTCTTACACTATGAAGAAGAGATCCTCGAGGTATCTGAAGTTTATTAGAATTTAAAAATATTTTAGTTGCCATTATACGTTCACCAATTTATCGAATACTTCTTTTGCGTAGCTTATTCTTTTTTCTGTATGTGCAAATTGCTTATTAGGTCTTTCATAATTATCTTGAAATAACTCAGCTGCTCTCTTGACTGTAGTTGATTTTCTTAACGGGCCATCACCTAAGTAGTTAAATGTTTCTAACTCGTACTTAGTAAATAACAGTTGTGCACCTAACGTTAAATGATCTAAACCTAAGTTAGCTGAATATTCTCTTAGTTGACCTAATCTATTGCCAGCCGCTTTTGCTGGATTCCATTGTGCTATTCCAACTGAACCTTCGTCTTTGAATCCTGATATTGTTGTTGGATCTAGAGAAGGACCACACTCAACACAGAAGTTACCTATAATACCACAAGCCTGTTCTACTGTATAATCTCCACCTTCTTCTGAAACAAAGAAATTAAATGCTTTTTCAATGTTAGTGTTTCCATCTAAATCTAAATCTATATTTCCTATTCCAGATTTTTTATTAAACGATGGATATGATGGATCAGCATCACCACTTTGGTTAGCATAAGTTTCTATCTTAGGTATTGATCCTATGACTAAAGGCAATTGTGAATTTCTTCCATCTAAAAATATACCATATACTTGTGCTCTTGGTTTTAAACTACTATTAGCACCTAAACCTGAACTACCGCCTTCTGTTACAGGTATTGCGACTTGTGCCCAAGGTAAGTCTGCATTAGGTATTAATGTAGTATCTGGAGTATGTATACCTTGTATACGAACTTTAACTCTATCGAGTTTAAGTGGATCATTTACATCTATAACTAATCCTATAAACCATCTGCTGTGATCACCATAAAAGATTTGACTCATAATGAAAAGTCCTCTTCTAACGAAGCAAGTCTACCACACAATAATGTAGTAGTGTAAAAAGATTCAAATGCGTGCCTTGCAGACACAATTACGTAATCACCTGATTTTTTAGTATCAAATTTTATTTCAGTACTGCCTTGTGCCGTGCTTTCATTATCTATAAACAACACTCTTATAGTTTTTCCTATAGTATAGTTTTCATCTCCTGTTAAAAACTCTCGACCTCTTACAGTTATTTCAATAGGTGATTTACTTAAAAACGATTTTAAAGCTCCTGATATTATTTTCTTTCTATGATTTCCTGCGTTGTCATCATCGTGTAAACTTCTAAAATTTTGTAATCCATTTACATATGCACCTGATTGTGATATCTGTGTTATAGATCTGGCGTTATATGTAGAAATATTTTTATCATTCAGTTTATATTCAGGTGCATATACATATCTTTCATTTCTACCACCTAATAAGTTATTAGAAGCTAATTCTTGAAACACTTCTTCTACATCAAATTTAACTCTATATGGTACTGCAGTCATAGTATTATAAAAATAATATTCTGCGCCAACAAATCCTTCGTCTATAAGTGAATGTAAATTTTCTGTATCTGCTATTTTAAAATTTAAAATATTATAATGTTTAGCATTACTAATAGTATTAGTATCTAAGCTAGGTGCGTATATAAACGGAACTGCAGTATTAATTACTTCATCTTCTAAAATAGAACCTAAATCTCTCATTATTAAATTTTCAGTTCCTAGCACTGAATACAAATAATACGGCATACCAGTTTGACTTAATGCTCGTGATTTTAACCAATTGCTTGCTTCTATAGGATTTAAATTTGGTATTATGACTTTTAAATTACTTATCAATTCATCGCCTAAAACTAAAAGTTCTCTATCAAGATATTCACTCATAATTTTACTGATGATAGAACCCGGGCTACCAGTATAAGACCTACTTATATTTTGTAATGATGATTTAAACGTATGATATTCTATACAATGAATCATAACCGAATCTGAAGCTTCATCAGTTTTTATAATTTTTTCTATTCTGTCGATTAAAAATTCTTTTGTAATAAAAGATCCTTCATTAATCTCTTCAGCTTGAGCTAATGATAGTGTTAGTTTTTCTCCGCCTTGAAAATCTATATCTTGAACTACATTGTTCGTATCTGCAAAGACAACTTCAGCTGTTAAATACGGATTATCGATATGTTCAAATATCTGAAATGAAGATATTAGTCTTTTAATATCAGCTTCAAAATTAGGTGATCGATCACTATTAGTTATAACCGCAGATGTTATTTCATAATCGGTTTGAGCATCAATTGGAAATTCAGACACATTATTCTCTTATTGCTTTTTTGTAACTAGTTACTAATGTATTTATTAAGTTAGGTCTTATGACTCTTATAAGCCTTAAACTTTCATTTACATTGTAGTAGGCTTGCTCGTTAGTTATTTCATTTTTAATTGCACCAGGAGCTAGCAGATTCCCGTCACTATCAACTCCTAAATCAACAATTCCACCTGAAGTGTCAGTGTAATAGTTGGCTGCTTTATGTTCATCAGATGTAGAAACAACCGATAACGATTCAAGAGTACTTGCACTATTCGTAGAAGTAACTGTTTCACCTGATGTTGAAAAAGAAGCTTTACCTTTAATTATAACTTGACCTAAATCAAGATTTCTCCTTATGATTTTTCCTGATGCACCAGAAGTATTACCTGAAACCGTTTGACCAACTTTAAACTTAGTTGAAATATTTTCTCTAGTAGTTAATACCGTGTTTGGAAATATCTTTTTAATATATGTTTGAAATTCGTTATTAATTAAAGGCCAACCTTGTTGTCTTATATTGTCGTTTAACAAGTAAAATGTCCAGTAATGCAGAGGTGTATCATAAAGTTCTATAGAGACTTGATCTGGTCTATATCCTTCTTTTATATTATAAAAAGTCAAAAAAGATATATCATCTTTTATTTGATCTACAATATCTACATATCTATTTAAATTTTGTGTTATTACTGGAACAGCTTCGTTACCATAACGGTAATTAAGTTTTTGAAAATTTTTAAAGTATTGCATTAGTAACCATTCCTAACATCTTTTTGATTAAGTGTTTTATGCTCTACAAAGCTTAAAGTTAAATCTATTTCGTTTGGTGCACCATCTCTTCTCATTGCTCCACCAGTTGGGTTAACTGTCGTACTTACTGTTCTTAAGTAACACTTATGTATTTTAGGAATATTCCTATTGTTATTACCATTGTACTTGAACTCTATTTGAAACATATTTGGAAATTTAAATCCAATGTCTGCTGTTCCAATCTCATAAATGCCTGGGTACATTTGCTCTCTAAAATGTTGTACAATTTGCCGCACTTCTTCAGATTCACGTTGAGATCTGGCAATCATTTTAAACTGAAATGTAAATTCTCTTAAACCTACGCCTCTAAATAATGCTCTCATATTTGGATTAATAATCGCTCTATTTTGTAGTGTCAAAGCATTAGCTACACCAGACGAAAGGCTACTAACTTTATCAATCGCTCGAGCTGCACCTAACTTAAATGCAGTTTCACCTAGTTTATCACTACCAGTTGCAACATCAATAATACTAGTGAAAGATTTACCCGCTTCGCTGATTGCTGCTTCTAATGCGCCTTGCCCTCCTTGAAGTGCAGCTTCAACGCCAGCGCCTAAAGCACCAAGAGGTGCATTGTCATATTGAGCGTTATCGTTAAATTGCATTGTAAGAGGAAAGTACATATCTACTATCGGCGCGCCTTGAACTTTATGTGGTCTTAATCTTCCAGATAAAGTATTACCTATGAAACGTGCTTCTTCAGATTTTTTTAAATCTGATAGTTTTTTATTATATGTGTCTTTTATATTACCAATAAACCTGCCTGTTCTTGCAGTTATTCTTGTGTCTGAAGTTGTAGCTAGTGCACCAGATGCATCTGCACTTGTGTCACTTTTTCCAGATGGTGTTGCAATAGCTCCATAGTCATCAACCCGGCCTAATGGATTGTTATCACCAAAGTCATCTACTATGGATTGACCTTTTTCATCTGCAGATTTTGCAACGGCTTTAGTACCTTTAGTGTTATCGGTAGCTATTTTGTTAAATCGTTTTTGAGTGTTTCCGTCTTGATCTAATTTCATTTCAAACATTGTAAATTGAACTCGTGCTTGATATGCTCCACTTTCAGTTTCAAGAGGATATTTTAAATCGGTTTTTCTACCACCACCAAATAAACCTCCTAAAATATCTTTTGCTACATCTTCTAATCCAGATAAATCTAGAGCATCTACACTTTTAACTAATTCACCTGCTTCGTTTACAGCTTTACCACCAGGGCCAAATGGTGATAAGCTCGATGTTGTATCATTAACACCACCAGCTAGAGTTTCTCCATTAGGTCCGATTCTACTAAGAGCCGTTGTTGAAAGTCCTGTTAATCCTATATCTGACATGATAATCCTTATAGATATAATTAAATATTATTTTTCTATTTATAACAAAAAACATGGCTTATTCAGGTAGATATACAATCAAAAATGCATCCAAATACAGCGGTGACGCAACCAATATAATATACAGGTCGTTGTGGGAGAAGGCTGCATTTCAGTGGTGCGACAAGAATCCTAAAGTAAAGCAATGGAGTTCAGAAGAAATTGTAGTGCCATATTACTATGAAGTAGATAAAAAGTACCACAGATATTTTGTTGATATGAAAATAGTGTTTGAAGATAAAACATTACTAGTTGAGATAAAACCTGAGAAAGAAACACTTCCACCCGCGGGCCCGCGGAGAACTAAGCAGTATATTTCTGAAGGATTATCTTATGTTAAGAACATGAATAAATGGGAAGCTGCTACAGAATATGCAAGAGATAGAGGCTGGCAGTTTCAAATATGGACAGAGAAGACATTGCAAGAAATGAAGTTACTAAAAGGACCAGTCCCCGGAAAACTAAAGAAGCTAACACCATATAAACCTTTTCGAAAAAAGCGTAGAAAAAAGTTATAAATAGTCTTATGAGTAACTTATTTCAAAAACTAGAACTTGAAGCTTTTCGTGCAGGAATTAATCCTCGTACACAAGAATCACGTGATTGGTTTCGTAAAAGAATACAAAGACTTACAAGAGTTAACCGTGATGCTTTAATGAGAGAAGATGAAATTAATCGTAGAGCATCTCATAGTTATGGTTCTATGTTTATGTACTTTTATGATCCTAAGCATAAAGACAAATTACCTTTCTACGACAGGTTTCCATTAACTATACCAGTTGAACCTGCTCCTGGCGGATTTAGAGGAATCAATTTACATTATCTTCCTCCAGTATTAAGAGCGAAGTTTTTAGATGCATTATTAGATGCAACCAATAACAAAAAATATGATGAATCAACGAGATTTAAATTAACATACGAGTTGTTAAAAGGTGCACGTAAAATGAGATATTTTCAACCATGTTTCAAACACTATTTGCTTGCACACGTTAAATCACGATTTGCTGAAGTGCCGGCACCTGAATGGGAAATAGCAGCATTTTTACCTACTGCACAATGGGAGAAAGCATCTGCAGGAACAGTTTATCAGAATTCAAGGATGAAAGTAAATGGCTAATAGTATTGAAGATATTAAAGCGTTAATGAACACTAAGTTAGGTTTTGCAAGATCTAACAAGTTTTTAGTTACATTACCTACTGTAGGAGTTGGCGGTGGTTTACTAAATGGTATAATAGGTGCATTCAGTGGTATGGGTGGAGGAGCAAGTCCAAGAGAATTAAACATACTATGTTCAAACGCAAGCTTGCCAGCAAAACAAGTACTCACTAATGATAGAAGAATTGGAATGGAATTTCAAAAAGTAGCTTACGGATATGCTGTAGATGATGTAGGCATGACATTTTATTTAATGAATGATTACGGAATAAAAGATTATTTTGATAGTTGGAGAAGTACAATACTCGATGAGTTTGGTCAAGCATCTAACTACAAGAACGAATATGCTAAAACAGTAACTATACATCAATTAAGACAACCATTGAAAGGTTTTAGCAAACAAGTCGGACCAATAAGATTTAATGCTGGTCTCGGCGGAGGAAGTGTCTATTCAGTAGATTTACTTGAAGCTTTTCCAATAGCATCAAGTGCGATTGAATTGAACAATGAACTCGACGGTTTAGTGCAATTAACAGTTACATTTGCATATACAAACTGGAGAAGAGCCAGTGGTGGACAGAACTTTATCAACATGGATATTGATACACCTCTTGGCGGAATTGATATAATATAAGGAGTGAAACATGGCGTTGCCAGTATTATCTAATGATAAACCAATGTATGAGGTAGTAGTACCTTCATCACAAGAAACATTTAAATTCAGACCGTTTCTTGTAAAAGAGCAGAAAAGTTTATTGATTGCTTTTGAATCACAAGACAATAAACAAATTTTAACGACTATGCTAAATTGTATAGAATCATGTGTGCCGGGTATAGACTTAAAAAAATTAGCTACATTTGATATGGACTATATTTTTACACAAATAAGAGCCAAATCTGTAGGTGAAAAAAGCACGATATTAACAAAATGCACAGAGTGTGAAGAAGAAAATAAAGTTGAAGTAAACTTAGAGCAAATCAAAATGGGAAAAGCTGAACTTAAAAATACTCTTATTCCTATAACAGATGCAATAAATGTGCAGATGAAATATCCAACTTATGTAGATATTCTACAACAACCTAATATTATGAAAGAAGATGCATCACAAGTTGAAGTTTTATTTCAGTCTATAAAATCTTGTATGCATGCAGTTCAGACTGGTGAAGATAACATCATTATAAGTCAAGAACCTATTGAAGAAGTTGAAAAGTTTGTTAATTCATTGACGAACCAACAGCTTGAAAAAATTACTGAGTTTGTTAATGACATGCCTACACTAGAACATAAAGAAAAATTTAAGTGTGAAAAATGTGGACATGATAACACATTAGCATTGAAAGGGTTACAAGATTTTTTTTAATTAACCTCTCTCATGAAACTTTGGAGAACTTTTTTAAGACCAATTTTTTAATGATGCA